GCGGAGCCGTCCGTGCCGCTACCTCGTTGGTGTGGTCTGCCATCCGCAGCAGCGGCAACAACCAGTTCATGCAACTGCTGTTGGTGATCGGCGCCTCCCGCATCAACGAGCTGGCGATTGCACGCACGGGTTTTGGTGATGTGCCCCTCAGCAACTTCGACCAAGCCAACACCTGGCTTTACTACGAAAAGAACGGCGCCCCAACGTTCACTGATCAAGTCAACGGCAATACCCTCGATCCCGCAAGAACAGGGCGCGATCCCAAAGCTTCTGTCTGCTTAATCCAAGGTGATCGCACAGGCTGCAGCCAAGCCTTCACTCCCAGCAATTACAACACGTTCGGCATCTACGACCCCATCCCGCTAAACGTAATTGTTTATTCACGCGGACAATCAGGCGGCTCGGAGTATGACTTAAACGGAATCCAAGTCGTCGGGCTTGATTCGTACACGAGCTTCCAGTGGACGGCAAACAATCGCTTCAAAGAGGGCGATGAAATCAAGATTGTTTTCCGCGACGCAAAACCTAAAACCCGCCTCCGCAATGCGGCAGGTAAAACTACGCGATCTACAGAAAAGCCCGACGTCGCCACAAATTTTGCAAGCGATATTCGCCGTCAACTCGTCGATCAAATTCAACCTGGCTCGGTTTACGAGTTAGGCACTGCTCGCTTAACCCTCATTGATCAAGACAAAACAAATATCGACAAGGGCGACGTTGTATGCAGGTTCCGCGTTACCGAAGGCGGCTTAGCCCCATCGGCACCGTACAACAAACTGGTCGCTCAACCATCAGTAAGCAGCGATAAGGTTGCGTATCTAACAGACGCCCAACGCAAAGAAGCAGAGCGGTTTATCAATATTCTTCGCAGCAAAGCCGAAGAAGTAAAGCTCAAGCGGATTTTTGACCCGATAGACCCGAGCAATAATATCGAAGGCGTAGACATGGCTACCCGCCAGAATCTTGCGCCAGCTCTCGTTAACTTTACCGAGCAAGACAAACAAGACGCAGAAATAGTTGACACAGTACGCACAGACGAAATCATCATCAGTTTCTTCGGCGTTAAGTATTACTTCCGCAATGCAGCCCGTGACGTTGAGTGGATCGACGATACCGGCGTAGCCCGCAAACTCTCAGACGCCACCAGCAAAGCGCAAGGCTTGGAGCTGATCGACGCCCGTGGCTCGATTGAATACACCCGTTTCCAACGCCGCAAATTCTTAGCCAACAAACCCAAGGTCGAGTCAAAAGAGCTGCGCGAATACCTGAACGACCAACTGGTGCGCCTGCAAACGCACATGAGCAACGTCGCATCAGGCAAATTTGACGACGCGATCCGCAAAGTAACCACCACAAGCCTTGCGTGGCCTCTTGTCGATGGCACGACATTTACAGCAGTATTTTCACTATCCGAATCCGGGATAAGCAGAGCGAACGGGTACATCTTTGATGGAGACACGCGACCTCGTTCGCCCCAACAGCAAATAGACGAAATTCGCGCACGGTACAAAACAGCTATTAACGATCTCCAAGCTAAAATTGACTTAGCCCCTGGCGCACAAAACGCTAACTTCCGTGCTGATTTGCGTAAGCAGATTGAAGACTTGCGTGAAAACCGCCGAGATGCAGTTCGTGATGTAACTGATGCTTACCGAGATGTCCGTATCCAACAAGCCCGTGACTCCGTTATTGGGTTTACCGACATTGGCGGACTGAACCGTATCGCTGGTGCGCGTGAAATCCGCCGTCGCATCAACGCGATCAACGGCAAGAACACCACCGATCAAGCCGGAGTCGAAGCCATCAGGGCTCAGTACGACTCGATCATTGACCGTAAAAAAGAAGCGCTGCAATTCCTGCTGGATATTGTCGAAATCAACAATGACCGCGAGGGCTCCGACGTACTGGTAAAGGCTCTTGTCAAAGTCCGCACCGCCACCTATCAGACCATCAGCCCCGTCGACTTCATCCAATTCTCCATTCGCGCCCGTCTATTCCGTCGTATATCAGGACGCCAGCGCAGCTACGGCAGCAACGCCATCGAGCTGAAAGACTACAGCGATTCGGACAACGGCGTTAAGCAGCGCGTTGCATTCTTCAAAGTCCAATTCCGCAAAGAGACCGAGACCCAATACACCACTGTCCCGTACATGTTCGCGGTCAAAAACGCGCAAGACCGCGAGATCTATCTGGGGCTGAATTTCAAAGCAGCCACCACCAGCAAGTACAGCTTCCGCTTCATACCTGTCGGTGACTTCGTTGCAGACATGCAAGAGGAAGGCTTCTCGCAATTTGCCTTCATCGAGCTACGCGGCGACCGCCAAGAGATCAACGTAGACGGCAATGTCTTCTCCTTCGCTGGTGCCTTCGTCAACAAACAAGCGGGCACAGGTGAGCCGGACATTGACGAGGGGCGTCCTGCTGGCACCCAGCCTTGGGATTTGATGAGTCTCCGCGCCGATACCGACACCCAGTTCAGCTTCGAGCAAGGTCCAGAACTCGCCATCAGCGCCGTTACCGAACAACAAAACACTGATACAAGCCAGTACTACAACGACATGAGCACGCTGGCGCTCAGCGTCTACTCGGGTCAAGGCGTCCAAGACCTGCGCTCAATTACTGCCTACGTGACCAAAGGCAAGGACTGCTACGTCATTAACGGACCATCTAAATCGTCCGTAACGCTGTCCACCAACAGCAGCTGCTACGCCCCGGATATCTTCCTCGACACCGTGTGGAGCAGCGACGACGGAATCCTCAGCTACTCGTCTAAAGACGCCATCGACTACGCAACGCTCTTTGACGCCAAGCGCTTCTGCCTCGCAAACAACCTCTTCATGGATGGCGTCATTGCGGACCAGCGCCCTTGGCGTGAATTCTGGGCCGAGGTAGCCGGCTACAGCCTGCTGGAACTGGTACGCAAAAACGGTCAAGAAGCGCTGGCGCCCGCCGTTCCCTTTAAAAACAACGGCGTGATCGACCGCGAAATAAAACCCACCGGCTTGTTTACTAGCGCCAACATCCTCGAAGGCAGCTTTAAGGAAGAACACTTCGACTACGGATCAGCCGTTCAGGACTTGATCGCCACCGTCGTTTACCGCGACGTTGAAAACGAAGACGACGTGTTCAGCCCCAAAGCGAGCGTCACGGTCAAACGCAACGACGGCGACGACACCAACGCCATCTACCAGAACTTCGACCTCAGCCAATTCGTATCGACCCGCGAGCAAGCAATCCTCTACGCGAAGTACCTGATCAACCAGCGCCGCTTCATCCGCCGTGGCATCGAGTTCAAGACACTGCCGACCGAAGTCCCCGTCGAGCCCGGCAGCTACATCCTCGTCGATATCGGCCTAACACCCTGGGACAACCTCACCACAGGCGTGGTACTGGCAGGCGGCGAACTCAACAGCCCACTACTCAGCAAAATCCCCGACAGCAACAACTACACCGCACTGGTGTACAAGGACCGCAAGGTTCAGACAATTACCAACCTCACCGTCACCAACGGTGTCGCTGCCAGCTTGGCGCCGGCTTACGTCGGTTACGCCTTCGTGCTTGGAGCACCAACCGACCAACGCCGCCGCAGCTTTCGCGTCACAGAAGTGGCGCTCGACGAAGAGGGCGAAATCACCATCAGGGCTGTACGTATCCCGTGCGATATCGGACCCAATAACGAACTACTTAGTCGTGTAGCTGATTTTAGTTCCAGCTCGTTTGTTGTCGCATAGGTCGGCGCTAAGCTGAGTCAAGGCAACGTGTACGGGTAATGGGTTCTTACTACTCTGGGCGAGCTGGCTCGCTAATCCTGGACGACAAGCCCGTCGCCAAAGTCCGCGATTGGTCCATCGAGATGAACGTGGACCTGCTGGACGCCACCACCCTCGGCGACTACGCCCGCACCCAACACCCCAGCACCAAATCCGCTACCGGCAGCTGCACCCTTCTGTATTACCGACTGGATTCCAGCGAAAACACTGCGTATAAAGAATTCACTTCCCTGCTAAGCAAAATTATGCACACAGGGAAAATTACACGCAGCGATATGGTTACTTTGAAACTGCGAGTAGGAAGTGGAAATCCGGATGCATCAAGAGGAGATGACACAATCGAGCTGAACGCTTTTATCACCAACGCCAGCATTGCAGTTACCAATGGCGAACTAACGGCAGTACCCATCCAATTCACCGTCGAGGGTGACTGGCTCGGCGTAATTAATTCGACGTTCTAATGGCTGTCTTTCTCGGTAACACAGGCAACGTCCGCCTTCGCCGTGGAACGGAGGCTAACTACGGGCGCATTGCAGACAGCATCGACCCCAACGACATCAACACG